TTTTTAACAACACCATCATACATGTAAAAAGAATTATCGGACATCCAATAAGAACGACCATTTATTTCTATCGCTGCATGCTGTGCTATTAGTCCACAGTTTGCACCAAGTTGTCTAAGACCAAAAGTAAAAGGTGTACCTACAAACTGAATACCGTGAAGTGACGTATCTGTCCAAACTAATATTTGACCAGATGATTTAACAGCACCTACTATTCTAGAGCCATCAGATATACGCAGTGAACCAGCTTCGTTTGTTGCAACTGGTGTATAATCTGTAGCATCTTCTCTATCAGAAAATCTAAATAATAAGTCATCTTGCGTTGACGCTGTCCCAATAGTAGTTTCTGTACCAAAAATCATTAAGTGTCTTGTATCAGTAGATACCAAACTAAATCTAGATGCAGTAGGAGCATTAGATAAAGCTGTTGCTCTAGCGTCTATTGCACCAGATAAGTCTTTTATAAATGTACTACCATTTAAAACAGTAGCAATTAAATCTTCACCGAAGTTATCTAATGACCAGCTACGAGCAAAGACAGTTACATCTGAAGATGTACTTGGTTCATTCCATTTCCCTGAACTCCAAGTATCTGTGCCCCATCCATAACCATAAGTAGAAGCAGTTTCACCAATATTAATTTGATAATTAGCATTACCTGAACCGCCTCCTGTTGAAGATCCAGAAGCTGCGCTTGTATGCGTAACTTTATAAGTATTGGCATCAACACGTGTTGTAATTTCAAACTCATTGTTCATATCTAAACCATTTATTGCAGAGAATGAATCAAAGGTAACAAAGTCTCCTTCAATAGCACCGTGGTCTGCGTCAGTTACTGTAACTGTTGTTGTACCATTTGTTGTAAAAGGATTTGTTAATGCTGCTGTTTCTCTAATAGGTGTAATGTCATAAAGAGCACTACCAGAATATAAATATAGTTTTCTATCGGTACCTAAAGCAAGGTATGTAGTTCCGTCTAGACCAATCCAGCTATGCGTATCACGGACCACGCCCACAATAGTTTTATTTGGATCTGGTAGATAAACCCAACCTTTCCATCTCTCAGGTTTACCATAGTGAAATCTAACAAAGTCAGAGTCAACATACTTTCGTTGATCCCCTGCTGAATAAGCGGTATCTTGTTTATCTATGCCTGGTTGGAACTTTAAGTCAACTAATTTCATGTGGGGACATACTAAATTATTTATTCTTTTGTGGCAAGAATTGAGTGGCCACATGACCTTTGAATGAATAATTACCCATGTGTGTCATGCCACTCATAATATCAGCATAGATTTTACCACCTATTTTCTGCCATAAACGACAAAAGGCATAGTCTTCGGACAAATATCTTTTAGTTTCTGGCTCTATCATTGTGTCAAAAAATGCATAATTCCAATCAGATGTATCATGGTAATCAAATTTTTTATCATGAGGATCATTTAAAGGCTGATCAGATTTAAATTTAAGATTAGGATATGCCAGTGCCATTTTTTTAAACACGTTTCTTTTTATTAACATAAATCCCGTTGCACCATCTAACACTTCTATAAATCCTTTTTTAGATTCAACATGTTTTGAATCTTTAACATTTAAATTATACATTAAAGAAGAGGCGTGTAATTCATCTTCACTGATCTTAGGATTTTCTTTTACTTTGGTAATGGCTTTTGTCCAATTAATTTGTTTACGAGGGTATACACCTGTTACTACATCTTCATCTAAATCTAACATACGAAACACTGACTCAGGATTAAAAGCAATATCAGCATCAATAAATAAAAGATGAGTATAATCTTCATTATCCATGAACAATTGCACTAATGTATTACGAGCCCTTGTTACCAAAGACTCGTTGCCAATAGTTCCAAACTGTAATTCTACTTTTTTGGTAGCTGCTAAAGCTGTAAGTTGCAAACAGCTTTTAAAATAATCTGCCGTAAGCATGTTGCCATAACAAGGTGTGCCAATAAATATTTTAGTCATAATTTTAATGCCTCATCGATTATTTTTTTAGGTTCTATTTCTACACAATTGGGGTAGGAAGAAATTAGATTGATATTTGATTCATATCCAAATCTATTAGGATCAGTTCCACCCCACAAAACTATACCTTTTTTATTAAAACTTTTGTTGGAACACATATGCTGTAAAACACTATCAATAGATATAAAAAAATCACAATATTTAGAAAGCACCATAAAATCTTCTCTTGTTTTAAACAAAAGTTCTCCTGTTTGACTATTAAACTTTGTTTCTCCTTGATATTCAGCTTGTTCATTTGAATGACCAAATGTTATAATAATGTGATTAGGAAAAGATTCATTTAATAGTTTTATTAATTCTTGGCCGTAAAGATAATTACGACCCCAATTATGTCTATCGTATGAATTTCCTTGAATAGCTTGACCTCCTGTAAATTGTAAAAGAATAAATTTACTCATTGATTGAATGTGAGGTATAAGTTGTTTTTCAAGTTCTATATTTATATTAAAGTCTGGTCTTATATCATTAATTTCAACTTCATATAATTCCGCCCATTTTTTTATAATATGAGTATTTCCTTTTAACCAATCACTTCTGTAAGGATCCTTAAAAAAAATATTATCATATTGATTAAAACGACCTGTAGTTTCATCGGAAAAAACATTGGTATTCCAAATACTAGAATAAGCAACATGTGAAGAAAATTCAAATATTTCGGGAAAACCAGAACTAATTACAATTTTTTGATTATATTTTTCTCTTATATTTTTAAATAAGGAAGTAAATTGAATATGTTTACCCGCACCTCCTTCAACGTGGTGCATATTAGGTTTGAACATAATCTACCTTTAAGTATTCTATTTTCTTTAACCAACCTTTAGGTATGGCGATAGCACCACCACCTGTAATATCTTCTTTGTCTTTACTGTAGGAACGCATAATAATTATTTTCTCTGGACCATTATGTACCATCCATCCTACTTCTTGGCACACGGCCAACGGAGCATTAATAACGTCTTTTATATCAAGCCATCCTGTTTCTGTATCACGAGCATCTAACCACGTAACACGAACCATTGGCACTTTATTTATGTTCATCGCTCCTCCTTATAAAAAATATTTAAAGTATATCTTATTGAGCTGTCACCTAATGCTTGTAAATCACCGTGTTCTAATTGTAAGCCATTAAAAAATAAGGCTCTATTTTCAATAAAACCAATGTGAGTAGATAATTTATTGTTATGTAAAAAACCTGTGCCATTATTAATTAAAGGTTCACCTTTTACATAAAACAAAAAATTAGCAACATTGTCACCATAAGTATCTTTGTGAAACAAAGGTTGACTATCCTCTGCTACACTATTTTGAGCTCTTATATTTGCACTAACTTGCATAGGAATTAAATTTCTATGAGGAAAGAAAAAATGTTTTATGTCGTTAAGAAGACCATTATGTTTTTCATTAAAATCAGAATCATAATAATATCTCCAACCAAAAATTCTACCTAGTGGATCGTCAGCATTTTCATATTCTGTTATCTCCATCATTTCATTTTGTAATAAAAAAAGAGATTGTGGAGATAAAAAATCATCTACACACATGACAAATTCTGTATCTTTATTCATCTCTGTAAAAGATATTTAAGGTATATCTTTTTGAACTATCTCCTAAAGCTTGTAAATCACTGTGCCAAATTTTACTTCCGTTAAAAAACAAAGCTCTATTTTCAATAAAACCAATGTGAGTTGTTAATTCATTATTTTTTAAGAAACCAGTTCCGTTATTTAAAAGAGGTTCTCCTTTTATATGAAGAAGAAAGTTGGCAACATTACCTTTATCGTCATCAATATGAAACAAAGGTTCTTTACTATTATCTCTAATATGCGCGCTAACAGACAAAGGAATTAAATTTCTATGAGGAAAAAAATATTTTTTAATTAATTTTAATAACGGATCTTCATGGAAACTTTTATTAAAAGTATGACGAAGACCATATATTTGACCTTCAGGATTTTTTACCTCTTCGTATTTTAAATTAACTAAAGTATCTTGAAGAGATTTTAGTGTAGCATTGTCTAAAAAATTATCGACATACATAACAAATTCAGTTGCTGCTATATGTTGCATTAGTTTTCTAGAGGCTGCGGTTCGTCTTTTTTAATTAAATGTAAGTTAAAAGATACCGATCTTCTCTCTTCATTTGGTGTTCTAAATGGATATACGCCGTGTGCTAACCAGTTTGGAAACAANAATATATCACCAACCTTTGGTGACTCTTGATGCTTATGTCCACTGAATGTAGCAGCTTGACCATTGAACCAACATATATCACCTACAGTTGGATAGTGATCTTCTTTTGCATACTCTGCTGGTAGACTTGGTGGCACTCGTAAATAACATACACCAGACAGTTGACCCTCATGTATATGAAAAGGATTAAAGTCTCCTGCATATTGGCTCACGGACCACATAGATTCAATAACCATTTTACCTACATACTCAGGTGAAATAGTTTCACTTGC